CCTGCGCTGTACCTGCAAGCGTGCTGACTGCGTTCTTTTCGAGTGCGAGTGTACCACGCTGTTGAACAACTTCACCTGCATAATTAAGTTTGGTCTGACCACCACTAGCAACAAAGGCTTGGTAAGCATCATAGTTATAACTGCATTTAGGAAAGTTTGTCATTGTGAGTTTTGCATCATAGTCGTTATCAATACCATTATAGTGTCTTGGGTGTATCTCGATTGAACCACCACCTATCGCACTTGCGTTAAGTTCAAACTGAATATCGTGTCCGTCTGTAGCATCGCCCTCAAAATATTCCCAATGATAGATGCAGGCGTTACCGTCATTAGTTGTTACATACAGATATGCAAACGGATAACCGAAAAGTTTCTTGTTTCTAGGTGTATAGTTTGAAAATCTGCGTGGGTGATTGATGTTGAATGTGAGCTGTGTTGAGCTTTCATATCCTGTGAATGCTTTTGGGAACATAAAGAAGTCAACAATGTCTTCTTTTTGTTGCTGTTTATCCCAACCGCCTAAAGCGTTGTCCATGTATGTTTTTAATTTATCCATGTTTTCTGCAATAGCAGGTAACGATGTATAAGTTGTACCGTTCACGATACCGTCTTTAATCATGTTAGATTCAGTGGGTTCACCTGTTGTACACAACACATAAGCAAAACCGTTAAACGCTTCTGTTATTGCTTCGTTAGTTATTTCATGTGATAAATCATAAACATTGCTTCCTATTGGCTCAGCTTCAAGATTGTGACCAAAGGTGTCATCTGTAACGTGTTCCCTCAGAACCATGCAGGGGTTAATCATATCCTGTGGACTACTTCCACTCATGAACCACGTCTGCATAACGTCTATTTCATAAATAATATCTGTTGTATTTTCGTTTATGTAATTGATTGCTAGTACAAAAGCGTAATACCATTTATTACCACGGTTATTAAATCTCATGTAACTTACATCTTGGCAACTTTCAGCATTTATCTTGACCCTGACACTCTTTTTATTAGGTCTGCTGTATGACTGACTTACAAAAGACAATGCGTTGTCAACTAGACCGTCAAAGAATGAAGTCTGAGTTCCAACATTAGGAAAATAGAGCGTGTGCATATACCTGTTATCAAGATTTACACCTCTGAATAGCTGAATAGTTCCACTCGGTTGTACATAACTCATATCATAATATCCTTTCTATAAAATAAGGGTAGCCACGTGAATGACTACCCTTATATGTTTCACGTGAAACATTTATGAGATTGTGAGCGTTACTGTGTCTGACTTAGATGTATCATATGTTGATGTAACGGTGATTATAGCTGTTCCGCTTACACCCTCGTCAATCTGTACAACACCGCCCTCAGTGATTGTAACACCGTCTGTGTCACTTTCATAAGTAACTGTCTGAGGTGCAAATCCTGTCACGGTAACGGTTGTTGTAAGTGCAAGGCTAGAACCTGCGGAAACGGTTGCGGTTGCAGGTGTTACTTCTACGCTCTCAACTGTGGGTGTTGCAGGAACGTAAACAAGTGCGTTCTCGAACGGTGATGTTGAGAATGTTTTCCACTGATGATAGAAGTAATTCCAATAGAGAAGTTCTGCGTTGTAAATCTCTGTGAACTCATTGAGATTATCAAACATCATGAAGAACTTTTCACCAACTACTGCAAGCGGTATGGAATCAAGAGCTTCGATTTCTTCTGCTGTAAATGGTACATAACTTGCATCATCAGCAAACAGCTCAGCAAGTCTGTCTGTATCAAGTGAACCAAAGCTGTCAATCAGTACACGCTGACCCATGAACTCTGCCTTGCTCATATTGAAAGCTGATGCAAGCACATTTACGTCCATGATAGCATCAAACTTTGCATTGACAAAGATAATCTGCTCGGACTTGGGTGTGTGCTGAAATACGTGTGCAGGATTGTACTTTGTGCTAGGGAACTCAATCACGTTAGATGTTGCCTTAACTTCTGTTATGATTGATTTAGCGTTGTCTGCACTTACAGCAGGTACTTCAACAGGGTACATTCTGCCTTTGAGGATTGTCTTTCCTAACAGATACTTCATTGTCAGGAACTCGTCATAGTTTGCACCTGTGTAAAGTGAATTAACAATATCACCAATGAGGTTTGTTACTCCGTCTGCTGAAAGAAAAGCCTGTCTCAGCTTCTGCTGTTCGATAGAAACAGGGTAGTACTTGCGATAGTTCATCACATGAAAAGCAGCTCTTACATCAGGTTTGTACTTCTTAAACTGTGTAGTCGGTGAAGTATGCGAACCCTCAAATTCGTAAGGCTTTGCAATATTGGTAAATATCTCTTCGACTGTCTCACCGTAGTCGAGCATACCCTTTTTGAACCTGCTCCAAGGATTTTCATACATTCTTGTAGAAATGAGAACACGTCCAATGCGGTTTATGAGCGCACTAAGGAACTCATTCTGTAATGCAGGGTAGTCCATGATTATTGTACCGATTTCCCTGAGCTGTGATGTATCGGTCATAGGCGGTACATAATCCCTATATTCATTTGATGCGTTGTTACGAATAGCATTTAAGATATTCATAACATTGGTATTCATTGTAACTCTCTGTGGTCTTGTAGGCATATCACCACTCCTTTCTTATTCTTCTTTCGTAAATAAATCATCAAAGCGTACTTTCTTTGCTTCTTCTTCAAGGTCAATTTCATCTGTCTTGTCGTCTGCGTGACTGCTAGGGTTTGTGTCTTTGCCTGATTGGGAATCATCAGAAGAAAAGAAACGGTCACGGTATTTCTGTCGCCACTCTTTATCGAGATTATTTTTCTCTTCCAAAAGAGTATCATATTTGGACTTCCAATCCTCTCCGTCTTTGTCTCCTGTTATGGTGTCATTACAATCTTCAAGGAAAGATAATGCTTCGTCATCTGTCCTGTCGCCGAGTATCTGTTTTGCTTTTTCCAAAAATTCCTTTGGTGCTAATTTTGCCATGTGTTGCCCCTTTCTGATAAGTACTTTTTATTATCTAGTATAGCACATTATCATGCTGTTGTCCAATCATTAGCATACATATCTTCCTGAGTTGCTAAATAATCAGCTCTGACCGTTACAGTTTCGGTCTTTGTGATATGCACATTTCCTACGCTGTCGGTCGTCTGTGAAACACTCCTGTTTGTCCAACCCTGTCTCTTTACTGTGTTTCCATTCTTTACACTTGTGATAGCTTCCTGATATGTCATGATATTGACTCCTTTCTAAACTCTGAACATTGGATATTCCCATATAGGCATATGGTGTTTCTTGTATCTGCCTATATATGGTGGTGGCTCGGGTGGTGTTGGTGGTTCGGGTGTTTCTCCTGTGAAATGTGCTGTTATATCAACCCTGCTGGCAGGCATTGTGAAGAATGTGTTAAGGTTGGTGTCTACATCTATTACTGCACCACCGTAGTCGCTAGTCCACAGCAGGAAGTAGTCACCTGCTCCTGCTATTGCGTGTATAAATACGTCCTCGCCTGCTTCGGCACGGTATATCCTGTTTGTGAGGTCTTGCAGGTGCATATTTGCGAAAGCATCACCGTTTCCATCTATGATGATATTTATGGTGTAACCACTTCCTGTGCCTGCGAATCTGTCATAAAAGTCCTGAGCGTATGTCAGTCTTGTGCTAGTCCATGCTCCACCCTCGTATCCGTCACAATAAATTTTGGTTGCTTCATATACGGAAGTAGCTCGCATTAGCTGTGTACGTACAGTAGACCAACCGTTTTCAAACTCCCAACGGATATAATCTAACTGAGCCTGTTGGTTGTCGATTGGTATTCCGTTTCCTATTGTCCTGTTCCACAATCTTGTACGTCTGTCTGATGAAGTCCATTGTGACAGACCATAACCAAAGCCAATAGAATTGACATACCAACTGCGCTGTAAGAACTCAGACAGTGTTACAACGGGCGTAGCACCTGTGAGGTTATTGTTGATGCGGTCTGTAAGCCATTCATCTGAATGTCCTGTCTTGTCATTCCATTTATTTTCAGCGTTGTCAGTATATAACCCTGACTCCCACATCATATTACCGCACGCACCTGCACACGCATATTCGTTTCCACCAAATAAATCATAGAAGAAATTCCATGCAGTTTGGTCTGCTAGTCTGTTACTTGCCATATCAACCACCTGTTATAAGTTTATTTACCAACGTCTGTACCTGTACATAGTCATAACCTGCACTGAGTAAACGTCTTTTTCTGTCAGCACCGTTGCCCCACTTACCGTCTATGACTTCACGTGCAACCTGTTCAATATCTGAGTTGTTTACATATTCGACATAGCCTTTTAAAAACAATGTGCGTTCAGCTTTTCTGCGATTGGTCAGACCTTTTAGTGGTTTACCGTTGCTCTTATCATACAACAGCAGTGCATCTGCTATCTCACGCAGGTTTCTACCTTTTACAAGTTTCTTCAAGTTGCCTGCACCACAGTTATACGTGAAACTTACAAGACTGTCAAACTGATTTTGTGTGAGTGTGAATCCTAACTCATTTACAGCTTTTTCAAATTTCTGTAAATCGCTTTTCAGATATGCTTCTGCCTGTGCGTGTGTTATCCTCATATCTTTTTGCACATCTGCACCGTAATGACCGTACCCTATTGTGTAATACTTTTCGGTTATAACAGGCTTGTAAGCTGTCAGTCTGCAACCCTCAAATTTCTTGATAAGTTCTATACCGTTTTTACTTGTTTTCATTTTCATCACCTGCCATTGTTATCTTATCATCTTGTTTATATTTGTGCATATTTTCGGCTTTGGCTTTCCAATAATAAAATCCCTCAGCTATTGAAACAAGTCCAAAGAACCCCGTCATAGCAATATCGTATGATGTTGGATATCCTAAAAATGCAAGCACAGCCGATATTATTATCATAGGTATCATTATAACAAATAATGCGTACAAAATTAGCTTACTCATTTCAATCTTTTTCTTCGAGTTTTGTAATCCTTTTGTCATGTTCATTGCTCCTTTGTTCTAATAAGGCGATACGCTCGGTATTATTAGAGAACGTATCAAATTTCTTTTCAAGTTGTTCCAACCGATAATTTGTCAGTCTGCTAGATGCAAAAGCACCACAACCCGACCCGATTGCTGTTCCTGCCAAACTCAATAAAGCAATTACAACATCACTTCCCATAGGCTTTAATCTCCTTTCCAATTAGAGTGATGTTTCACGTGAAACATTGATTTGAGTATGTTTCACGTGAAACATTGATATGAAACATATGATTTACTTTCTTATGATTATATGATACAATAGAATAACAAATATGTCTAGGAATTAAATTATGAGCGATAGTAAATATTATGACGGAACTAAGCTGTTGTCCATGCAGGATATTAACGGTCTTAAACCCGAAATCTATATGACAACAACTAACCGTTCAGCAGGTAAAACTACATATTTCAACCGTATGGTTGTGAACCGCTACAAGAAAACAGGCAAGAAATTTATTCTTGTTTATAGGTTTAACTATGAGCTTGTTGAATGTGCAAATAAGTTCTTTAAGGAAATCAAGAATCTGTTCTTTAAAGATGATGAAATGACAGAAAAGCGCAAGGCAAACGGTATCTATGTTGAGCTGTTTCTGAATGAGCAGTCTTGTGGTTATTGTGTGAGCATAAATTATGCTGACCAATTGAAAAAATTTTCACACCTTTTAGCTGATGCTGACTGCATGATTTTTGATGAATTTCAGTCAGAAACTAATCATTATGTACCGCAGGAAGTAAGCAAGTTTATGTCTCTGCACACATCTATTGCACGTGGCGGTGGTGAACAGGTTCGGTATCTGCCTGTGTACATGATTAGTAATGCTGTTTCGATAATCAACCCGTACTATATGAGTATGGGTATTGCCGACAGATTACACACCGATACCAATTACCTTAAAGGTGACGGGTTTGTGTTGGAACAGGGATTTTATCAGAACGTTGCTGATGCTCAGGTTTCTAGTGCATTTAACAGGGCGTTTAAGAATGAACAATATCTGCTGTTTGCTTCTCAGAATGTATATCTTAATGATAATGAAAACATGATTGAGAAAATGGGCGGTATATCTGATTATATCTGTACATTGAAATACGGTAGTAAGCACTACGGTATAAGGCGTTTTAGAGAAACAGGATTGTTCTATGTTGACAATAGAGCTGATGAAACTTACCCTGATAAGATTGTCGGTCACGCCTTTGAACAAGATGCAGGTTATATGATGTTAGGCAGGTCAAACATTCTTATGAGCAGTCTCAGAATTGCTTTTGAAAAAGGATATGTAAGATTTAGAAATCAGGAATGTAAATCAGCATTTTTTAATCTGATGAACTATCAAATGTTTATGTAGGTTATTCCCATGCACCAATAACTTTGACGCTAGTTAGATGGCAAGGGTGCAAGAATCCCTCTAACAGCGGTGTCGAGTTGCCCCTCGCTTAGTTGTACTGCATGGTAAGAATAATATGACCCTCACGTCTTAGGCGTGGGGGTCAAACTTTTATCACTTTTTCAAAAGTATTATTGCTATTATAAACAGCAGGATTAAAACATATGTGATTACTGCATATTCAAACGTTGTTATCATATATTGAATCTCCTTAGTGTGAAATCTATTTCTTCTAGGACTACTCCACCTTTTATACAACGTGGTACAAGTTTTCCACTGATTGTCAGACCAACCTTGAAGTCATGTAGGTTTCTCTTTGTGGTGATAAATTCTAGTTTTCTTTCATCATCTGAGTATTTCTTAATGTCCTCTTCTGTTGCTCCTGTGAGTGATATGTTTAATTGGTCTTTGCAGGATTGTGGCATACCTGCTGACTTGATGTTGTAATAGGGATTGTCTATTGGTAGTCTGTCCTCATGTGTTATGTGTTCTATGTATGTTTTTTGACGTACAAATATTGCTTTATCCCATTGGCTCTCTAGTTTCCAACAACAGAAAGCGTTGTCGTCTACTTTTATTCCTTTTATCTCGCTTGGTTCAAGGTCACAGTGTATGCTGTCTGTATCTGCATATTTGAATCCTCTGTTCTTTACGCCATGGAAGTTTGCCTGTGCTGACCTGATTGTAAAATTACGACTGTATGATGTTATTGCACTGCCACTTGCTATATAAACGGGGTCTTTGTTTTCTTCATTGATTATCTCATATCCCAAGCTCATATCCTCTTTTACATATGCAACCTTGAAACTCGATATGGGTGATGTTGCCAGTTTGCCATACAGATTGTTTAAGAACAGCTTTGCTATCTGCCTTTGCGCTCCTTTGCTAGTCATTTTTATTTGTTTATATTTGTCTATATATTCATCAAACATTCGTGCTCTAGCAAAGAACCAACAGCCGTCCAAAATTTCTAGGTCAACTAGGTGATAATGCTCCTGCATCAATTGCCAATCAGTGCAGGTCAGTGTCAGTTCAACTATGCTGTCATGTATGTTTCCGTCTCTATCTCTGTATGTTCTGTAAAATTCTCCTGTCTTACGGTCTTTGAAATCACTTGTTGTCAGCATTTCTGTGGCTTTGTATCTCGGATTACCTTTTATCTGTATGAACGGTAGTTTTCCTGCTTTTAAATAAAAACGGGTGCGTATTCTTATAAAATAATATCTGCCTGACATAAGTGCCTGTCTTGGTGGCTCGCCTTTAAAGAAATATGGTTTACCGTGAGGGTATATATTTCCACTCTCTGAGTGCATCATTGAGGGGTATAAGCTGTTTACATCTGCTGTTGTTCCGTTAGTATAAATAGTATCTTCTGCACCCTCGACTAGATAACACCAACCGCCTTTATAGGATTTACGTATATATTCATCAGCGTTTGTTGCACCATAACTTGAATCTATGTCAATGGTGTCTAGTCTAGGAAAATCATGCTCAAAGTCGTATTTACCGACAATCTTTTTATACTCAGCTAGACAACAGCTACCAATGGTTAGTTTGTTGTGACCCTCACTGAACATGATTTGCAGTGCTTCTTTAAGAACTAATACATCATTCTTGATATATTCCTGTTCTTCTTTTGTTATCTCACAACCTGCATAGCGATAACCTGTGTATTCCATATCAAGTTTCTGATGTTTTGTGTGGAAATCTTTTCCTATCTTGCGTAGTGGAAATGGTAACAGTTTAAGGCTGTCTTTAAGGGTTACTTTGTGACCGTGGTATTTCCATTCAACGGTATACCACTGTCCCATATCTGATATAGCATATATGAACTCATTGTTTTCAAGTTCACGGGATTTTTTCATTCGCTTGGAATGTTCCCCTAGTTCTTCATAACCCTGTTTAAATTGCAGTACGTTTATGAGATACCATAGCCAAAAATTACCGTCAAACTTTAAGTTGTGATAATAGATAACACAATCTTCTTCAAGTGTTGCAAGGTATTCAAAAGTTTCATCAATACTGTGGAATACAAATACAAAATCTGTATCATCTTGTATGTCAGCAATCGCACTTGCCCAAACTTCTGTCTCTGTTTGCCCCTCATATACAGTTGTTTCAAAATCAGCTACAAATGTTTTCACCCTACACTCCCCAAATGTTTCACGTGAAACATACCTTAATAACTATTCAGCACGTCTGTCATAGCAGTCATTAGCATTGGTGTTAAATCATCATCTAATCCGTCCACTATTTCATAGTCGTATTTATATTCAAGTTCTTCAACGTGTGCCATGAAAGAACTAGATGCTAACCCCTGTGCTAAATCAACGTCACCCACTTTTTGTCTTGCAAATGCTAATTGGTCAAAGAATCTGTTCTTTGCTTCCTGCAATCGTGCTTTGTTGTATTCTTCATTTCTTGCGGTTGTTTTTGTTCTGTCCTTGCCTGTCATTTTAGATATTTTTTCTATTAGCTCGTCAATATAATCGGTATCAGGTTGGAATGTTTGTGGTGCTTCTTCATAGTTTTCGTTGTTAGCACGTGACCTGCGGTATGGTTGTTCTTCTCTGACTGCTTTAGCCATTTCTCGCTTGGTGGGTAATACCCACTTCTTTTTAATTAAGGATTTGCGTAATTCGTTGTATTTCTTTCTGATTGCCTTGAGTGAGCGCATTGTTGGTTTTGATACAAGTTTTACTTTGATGTTTGCTCCCATCTGTGCTAAAAAATCTAGTGCATCAACTGTTAGGTTATATTCGTATTTTACATAGTCTCGTTTCTTCTTGGCTTTTTGCTGTCTTGCTGATAACTTCTTTCTAGCCATACATAACCCCTTTCAATGTTTCTACTCTGTATGTGTTAGAGTAACGCTCGAATGTTTCACGTGAAACATTCTCACTAACTCTAACAGCAACGTGAAACATTATCCGATTATCTTTTTAACAACTGATGCGTAATCTTCCTTTGTATAGAAAGTTGCATCACTGACGCACATAATTGCGGTGCGACTGCCATTTTTAGAAACTGCTATTATGTTTCGTTTAAAGATTACTGTTGGGTTATCATCAACAATTACTGATATGTACTCTCTAGCCATAATTTTTACTACTCCTTTTATTCCATAAAGTGAATTAAGATATTGTTTTGTAGCGATAGCATCATTCATAACATATGCACTATCCGTGTCCTGATATAAAGGTTTGTACATATAAATCTCCTTTATAGTGTAAAAATACCCACCCACCGTTAGTGGTGAGTGGGTTAGGGTGTTTTGTGTAACAATTATGTTGGTTATCGGTTATTAAATAAGTGAACAGGTCAGGACGTTTTTGCCCTTGTAGTTCTTTGAGGGTAAGAGGTTTATTTCAATGTTCCAAGGGTCTGTCTCTTCTGCCATTTCATCATAAATGGACTTAAAGCTATTCCAAAATGCCTGTGAACCTGTTACATACTTCTGTCCGTCCTTATCAATGACAAGATAATTCTTATAGTCCTTATCATCTGATTTGTCATTGTGAATGTCAAGTACAACATATCCTGCTACACCCTCAATGAAAGCCTTTGCACCGTCTTTGTGTGCTTCTTCTGCTAACTCATTGATGCTGATTGCGTTCTGTGTGTCCTTGAACATTACACGCTCTCTTGCTGAAAGCTCACGTGAACTCTCTGCGATTGTTGCTGAATAGTTACTTGCTGTTGTCTCGTTGTTCTTTGCCATGATTAGTTATCCTCTCTTTCTTATTCTTCTGTTGCTTCTTCTGTTTCTTCTGTTGCGAGCTTTGCTCTTGTAACAGGGTCAAGTTCCTGCGCAATCTCCATGAACTTAGAGATTTCAACACCGTAGCACTTGTTGATTTCCTGCTTCTCAACTACGGACAGGAATACTTTACCGTCAGGAAGTGCCTTTGTTACTGCCTTTTTAAGTCCGTCGTCTGTTTCAAGTGCCTTGGTCTTGTTGAGCATGATTTTCTCTGTGATTACCTGCTCTGTCTCTCTGTCAACTACTTTGACTGTTGCTTCAATGCCTGTGACAGTTCTTGTGATTAAGTTTCTCATTTCTTTTTCTCCTTTTCTGTGATAATTAGGTGATTGTTGCACGGTGCAGGTCATTTATGTAATTGCGCAACCTGCGGTGCGCTCGACCTGTGTGCAGGAATCGAACCTGCATTGAACCATTACGGGTATTATGTTGCTGATGTGAATGTCACTGTCTTTGGATTACCGTTCTTGTCTCGCTCTATATGTGCGTGTGTTGAACGGTCTACCATGTATATATCTATTCTTGTGTTGTTTACAGTATCGGTACGGAGATAGATACCAAACTCTTCTACCTGCTGTGCTACTGTTTTTAATTGATACATCATATTTTACCTCTTAGTGGGAGGGTAGGTGACAGTTAGCCACTGACTGCCACCTACTCAGTATGAATTTATAAGTGTTTCATTTGGGGGATAAAACATCTTACATATACTATTATAATGATTTATGGTAATTGTGCAATAGGTTTTATTCAAATTCTTAAATGTTTACAATTTGTTCATATTTATTGACTTACCTAGTCATTACTGCTTTCTTGCAATCTATGTCGGTGTACTCGTCTGCGTTCCAACGCTTGCGCTCTCCTGTGTAAAATACTAGCTCAGCATTGTTCTGACGGTCAAACAGGATTGCTTCAACATCGTAGTAACAGATTGCGTTCTGTGTGCCGGTGTTATAGACGGTTACTCTCATGCGAAAATTCCTTTCGATATGTTGATTGAATAGGGTGCGAGTCCGAAGTGTGTGTGTTCGTGTGCTGTGTAGTCCTCGGTGGATAAGATGCACACGTGGTCTGCATTGTCATTGAGCATATTTAATGCTGTGTAAAATGCCTGTCCTGTGGTGGTGGGTATGCTTACAAGTTCGTAGGCGTTTCCGTCCTCGTGGTCTGCGAGTGCTACGACTTGCACTGTTGGGTCAGTGGTTGGTAATTGTGCTGTGATTAAGTTGTTTAAGATTGTTTTGTTCATTTTATTATCTCCATATCTTGTAGTGTTTTGATTGCTGAATCTGCATATTCTAAAGCGTCTATTTGCTCCTGTGGTAACTCATTTTGAAGTTTAATTCCTAATAGATATTCCCTCATTAAGTCAGGTGTGTTCTTACAGATTGTTTCCCACTCAACAATGTATGTACCATCTGTGTGTGAATGCAGGGTTGACGGTGTGTTTATTCTCCACTGCCTTAGAGCTTCATTGTAGTTGTCATAATGCTTAATGTGTTTTATTTTCATGTTGTTTATCCCTCTTTAATCTCAGTGTTGTACTTGTCAAAAATATGGTCTACCTCAGACTTTATTTTATCCAACACTTCACGCTCAATGTATTTCTGCTTAATTACTGA